ATGGCGCTCATAATCGACGGCGAGTATATTCTCGCCAATAAAAAACAACTTCTCAAAAGCGTCGACGCTTCTATGCTGCCGCGCGACGGCATGACGGAGATACACCAGGCGACAGAGCTCGGCGAGGCGTTCGGCGAGCTCAATGATGATACTATCGATCCCGATACAGGGATGAGCGCGATCGATCTCCGCACGCGTTTGCACCCGATCGAGATCGCGGGGATCCTCGCATGGGACTCGCTCGTCGCTCTCGACGTGATACCGAATGAAGGGCTTATTTTTACCAGGCAAAAAAAGCGTCTGGCCATTTCAGAGTCAGGAAAATCACGCGAGGAGATGGTCAGGATAGCAGCAGGCCAGCGCGAGCAGGAGCAGGGCCTCGGCATGAAAGATCGGCTGCTGTCTAAATTAGGCCTGAATAATGGAGGCGCTCGATGATGTGGCCGTTCAAGAAAAAAGACGATAAAATCGCGCAGCTAAAAAATAAAATCACCGCACAAAATAAAAACATCGAAAAAAATCTCGCTGACATAAAAAAGCTCGGCGATGATCTGCAAAAATCCGCCGAGCAGATCGCCGCGCTCAAAACACACATATCAGAATTAAACACGGGCGGCTATGACATCAGCAAAAAATCGCTGTTCTCGCGCATAAAATTAAAATTCTCTCGAGACAGACAGTATCTCATCAATATGGAATTACGCAACGGCAAGCATACCTCATTCATCGTCAAGTGCGACGCGGGTTTTGATTTTGAGGACGGACTTTATCTTATCGACGATTCGCTAAAATACGAGCATCTCGCGTCAGGCCTGTACGCTCTCGACTATCACCAAGACATCGCGCTGCCTATCGTGCGGAAGATTGACATATCGCAGATAAAACAAGCTGTCAAAAAAGATAAAAATCTCACCGGCGCGGCGGATATCGATATGGCGATGAATCCGCGCACGCTCGTATATTTTATCAAATCGAAAATAGCACAGATGATCCTGCACGGCGTCGAGATCGGCTCGACTCTGAAAACGCTGAAAATCCTGATGGTCATCGTCATCGCGATCTCGCTTATCCATTTCCTGTTATTTTTGAATGAGACGGGCATCATCGCCCGACTCACGGGGTGAAAAACATGGCATACAAAAATCCAGACGACGATGATATGATCAGTGATGACGCGCTCAATAATTGCATGCGCGAAAAAAGAGAGCGCACCAAAATGCGCGGGTGGGGGTGCACGATCGACGATATGTCTATATACGCCTCACGTAAACGCGAGAACGACATTATCACGTTCATAGTCGTGGTGCTGACAGATGTGCTATTAATCGCGAGCGGCGCATTATTAGCGGTCGCATACATATACGGGTGGTGACTATATCTCTCCCTCGCATCGGCGGCGTTTTTGATGGGATCGCGGGTTTTTACGACGATGCGATCAAAAACGACTGGCATATCTATCTCGGCGTGGCCGTCGCCGTGCTGGCGATCGCGCTGATCTATAAGAGGTTGATTTTTTGATCGCGAAAAAACAACCGCCAAAAAATCAAACGGCTCTATCGTCGTGTGACGACATCGGCGGGATAGTCGATAGTCTGCGGCACATGCGCCGCGATCTTATGCGAGACATCCACGATAAAAAGAAGGCGCTGCATAGATGATCCGATTGATGTACGGCAACCCTGGATCAGGGAAAACCGCGTCGATGGCGCGCGAGATCGCGCTCGGGCTGCATGGGCGCGATACGTACACAAATATCGCTATGCCGAAATGCGATCGCGCAGTAAAAATTAAAAACGAGATGATCGTCAAGCGCGCCGTCGTCGGCATGACAAAGCCGAAAACAGGATCGCCGCAGGAGATCGTCGAGCTGTCGCTCAATGCTGAATATTGGCGGAACATCGGCCGCCCTATCAATGTGTGCATCGACGAATGCCATAATCTCCTAAATCCGCGCCGCGCCATGTCGAAAATAAATATCATCGTGACCGATTGGCTCGCGCTGATTCGAAAAACGCTCGGAGGCGGCGATCTTGGATATGGCGAGCTGGTGCTGATCACGCAGCTCGAGCGCCGCGTCGATCCTATCGCCCGCGACATGGCGACGCAAGTGAGATTCCATCGCTGCCATTATACGCTGACGTGCTCAAAATGCCACACGCACCGTCGAGAGCATAACGATATGCCCGATATCGTCCGCATCTGCCCGAAGTGCCGCCGCTCTCTCAAAAAGTGGGGGCATCGGATCGAGGTGTGGTATTTCGCCTCTAATAATCATTTCCTCTCGTGGTATGAGGGAGGCGCGTCGACGTTCTATCGGCATCTGTACATCAACGACATCGAGGATTATTTCGGGACGTATGACACGCTTCAATGGGAAGACCTGCTCTCTGCGTATCAATAAACCCATCCTATATATAGTATGAGCGCAGCGAGCATCGCGATCGCCGCTGTCTGCGCATACGGCGACAGTAGATATATGATAGAATCTTCGTCAGCCTCGCGCATCAGCCGCGCCACGATCATCATTATGAGCACGGCGGACATCGCCGACATCAGATCGCCCGTCACGCCGACGATATGCGCCTCGGCGCACAGCGCCGAGCATACGTCCTTCGCCACGACGGCAGACGTGTAGAGATCAGGCGCTGCGGACATATTATAATCGAATAGAGATATATTCATCACGGCACCGGTATCTCTCTGTTGACGCGCGATACAGCGGCGCCGTAATAGACACTGTCGATCTCGTAGCATATATATCTTCTCCCGTTGCGCACGGCGGCGATCGCTGTCGTGGCGTGTCCGGCGAACGGATCGAGAATTATATCGCCCTCCTTTGAATGAAGATTTATAAAAAATTCCATGAGCTGAACGGGCTTGGGCGTGGGGTGATCTCCTTTCCGAGGGATTATATTGTTCATTCTGACTATGTTGGATATTTTATGCGACGTCGAATAAAAATTATATTTTTTATTTTTGCTCAGCACGATTATTTTTTCGTAAGAAGGACGGTATCGCCATCCCAAGCCGAGTGTCATCTTATCCCATACGACCTCTTGCACGAGATTGAACCCCACAGACAGCGCGGCCATGACAAATTTTTGTGAAACGGGGCGCTTGCCCCCGCCCACCATGCACACACAGCACACACTATTATTTTTCAAGACGCGCAAAAATTCGCGCAGATATATAACGATGTCTGTGTCGAACGATTCATCGTCGCCCGTTATGCGCCTATGATTTGTCGTGCGCGGCGACAAATATGATATGCCATACGGAGGATCAGTCATGATCATATCGATACTGCCATCGGGCAAGGCCGCCATGCCAGACATAGCGTCGATATTTTCGATTATATTGACGGGGGGAGAGGCGTCCATCACAACCGCCCCAGGTATCTGTACGCCATCCGGCGCACGATAAAATTGTCTGTGACGAGATCGATGTCATCGCCGCCGAGATGCTCGTCAGCGTATGCCTGTTTTGCCTCTGTGATCGCCTCTCGCGTGCGCGCATCGACGCATATCCGGATAGTCGCTGCCATGATGTGGCATCATACAGCCACACGATTTATATATTTTTGTGCGCGTTTTTATCGATATGACCATGACATGGTATGTTTCAGGGGGTGATTTCTAAATGTTTGAAAAAATCCGGAATGTGCTCAAAAACAAGCGCGGGATGACGGGCAAGTTCGAAAAGTACTTTGTGGCCATAATCGGCCTCGTAGTGCTATTCGTCGGCCTCGGCACCCTGTATCCCACTGCTGTCGCCGCGGGAGACACGCTGAACGCGTCGGGGATCCCGTTTGGTTCGTTTTTCGCGAGCGGGGGCATCGTTTGGCTTGTTTTGGCCGCAGGGCTGCTTTATGCGGCTTTCAAGGGCCTTATGCACAAGGGAGGCTCCAAATACTGA